GCAGCATCGTATAGAGGAAGGAGCGTAGCCGTCCAATCGGTTTCGTCAACCTCGTAAATGGCATCCTCGAAGCACAGAGGCGTTACAGCCTTACCCTTGAACAACTGCGGGAATGGATATGCCTTGGTCTGCCCAAGAGTCGTTGTTATGTACGTGTCCGTCATCGGCTGAGTAATGTCGATGTAGTCCTTCAGGCCGAACTTGGTTGGGCGAAGACCAGTACACACGTCAAACGCAAGCGCATTTGAACCAACGCGCTCGTCAATCTTCAGGCCGTTTTGAAGCGCCTTATCAAGCTGTAGGGTGTACTGTTCCATTGGTCGCCTTGAAGGTGAAGGCCAGATTTACGTTGACCGTGATTTCGTCTTCTTTGTCGTGACGAACAAGGTGGACCGCTACCGAGTTTTCGCTATCAACAGGAATACTGCCAATGCGATGTACTCCGGGTTCCTGCACAGAGAAACCATTAACGAGGTTATCCCCATAAAAGCAGTGAACCATGAGGCCGGAATCCGCTGCAAGATCCTTAATCTCAATGCTCGCATTTTCAATTACTCCATTGCTTGGAAAGCGCCATGTAAATGCACGCACACTGCCATTCGCAGGAACAACAATGTCTCCGCAGTCAACGTATGTCGGAGCGGCAACCACTTGGTTCACAACCACGGCCCTTCGCTCAATGGGCTTTCCCGGTTGGCGTCTGGGGATACTTCCTCGCATATTCATGGCATCACCCGTTCATTACAAGGTCTTCTGGCGGACCAGACACCTCTTCGGCAATAAGGTTGCGGTAAAGGTCAAGCAGCTTCTCAAGGATTGGTCGCTCGAAGTCTGCTGCGCCGGTCGTATTTCGATGTAGATGTATCTCAATCTCACGCCTTGCAGCCATGCAAAGAATCTCTGGGTACTGACTCCAGAACGACACGTCTTCATCGTCGCAAAGCTCTGCGCTGTACCACTCGGCAAGCACCTCGACCGTGTAGGTGTCATCACAGGGAGGCTTCACGTATATCCCCTTGTGCGGGTAGTGATTCCCAAACATGGTCACGTAGAAGTCGGTGAGTCCTTCAAGAGCGAAGGAGGCCGCATCTTCGGTGTACTGCTCAGGGGCAAGCCCAAGGATAGCCGGGGTCCAGTAAGCAGGAACGCCATTGGTTTCTCCAGCAAGCGTGTCCTTGGTGTACTGTTCACGGATCTCGTCAAGCGTGAGTCGCTTCAGTTTCTTCCTGTCGCCGGAAGCCTGATTCACCCATACGGACTTGATGATTCTGTTGTTCTGGAAGGTTACAAGAGACTCGCCTTCGACCAGTTTCTTGTAGAACCATGCCTCGCTCTTATCGTACTGAAACTTGTCGTCCAAGTATCGAGCGCCGCCACGAATGTATTCGTCCATTCCATTATCGGCATAGTCGCCAGAGTCATAGTCAGCCACCAACTCATAGTGACCGCTTTCTCTGGCAAGTCGTTTTCTAATCTCAAGTAGAGTTGACATGGTGTATCCTATGCAGCATTGACAAAAATCGCTATTGCCAGCGGCCTTAGCTTCTACGTTGCCAAGCGTTATGCTTCCATAACCCAAAAGATTGCTATCGCCACCACCGCCAACAGAAATACTGCCAAGTTCTATTGCTCCAACGCCAGTTATTGGCTCTGGTACCGTGTAGTTTATTTTGCCCCACACAGTTACAACATTTGCACTTACTGTTGTTGGTCCAAGCGCTAGAACGGAAATTGCAAGACCAAAATTAGAGCCGAAATCATTTGACTCCCAAGTCAATCCCATCAAATCTTCGTTATATTCAACCGTTTCTGCTGATGTAGGCCAAGCACCGACTTTTGCAATGTTGTCACCAGAAGGAACACCGTCCTTTATAGGCCGAATTAATAGATCAAATACCTTGTCCGAAGGAAGATAACCATCGACCCATCTTTTTATTTTGTATTGAATCGACGTTATTTGCGCATCATCAGGAATGTCTATTCCTGATGGCTGTTTTATAATTAGGTAGCCGGACTCTCCGCCCAGTAACGTAAATGGCCTTGACGCATAACTTGAGTCGTCTGATAGAGCAAAAGATGGCTGATCCCATTCTCCACTATTGTCTGATTCCGCATACTGAAACAAAAACCATCCAGTAGTTTCTTCTGCAATTTCTGAGCCACTTACGGACACAGCACCCAAAGAAATTGCGCCACTTCCGCTAAATGACTGCGTTCCAGCGCCAGATGTACTGATTGCGCCTAGCATTATATCGCCAGTGCCATTCAGTGCTCCAGAGGACACCCCATCAACACCTAATGCGCCTAATGTTATCGCGCCAGAGCCGGTAAGGGACTGCGTTCCAGCGCCAGAAACCTCGACATTGCCTAGCGCTGGTGTTCCAGAGCCGTCTTCCCTTTCGGTGCCGGTGCCAGATACGGTTGCAGCACCTAGCGTTATTGCGCCCGTTCCGGTGTTGCCGCCCGTCGTGAAGTGAACATTGATCCACATCGCATCCACAGATACGGTGTCGCTGCCACTATCATCATCACCAAATTCTATTTGAAATCCGAAATCAGTCGCGACGGCCTGCGCTTGCGTGATCGACGTACCCCACAAATCAGCCGCGCCGCCTCGGTCATAATTTGTGGGCGTGCCTGTGAGGATTGCGCCCGCTGATTTGTTAGATCCAACCTGTGTGCCGCCAACAACGAGATACACCTGTACTTCCCGAGGGCCAGACGATCCACGACTCGCCTGAAAGCGCGCCTTAACCCCGTTAATCGTGGCACCGGACGGAATTAAAGCAGACAGATCGAACGTGGCCCGAAGCCAATCGGTACTATCTAACTCAGGCGGGGCGCAGGTCGCGTAACTCGCGTCGTCTGCCGTCACACGGGTGGGATTGGTCCACGCGGTCCACCCGTCGCTTACACTTGAGCCAGCGTTCGCAATGACCCATCCCGTGGTACCGCCCGTCTCGGTTTCGATAGCGCCCGCTGTAAAGAACCCCGACGTGCTCCATGCGTTGTACATCGTATTGGAGTAGTCAGCGCTGCGCACGGAGTTTGATAGCAGGGCGACAGCAACGCGGCCCGCGAGGAACGTTGATGGCGTTGCCAACTTCAGATAGCCGATGCTGGTGGTGTTGAATGTCGGCGTGGTTATTGTTGTGGATTCTGTGCCCGAACTACCGCCGTTTTTGTAGGCCGTCGATGTGCCGGTATTCGCATCGCGAGTACCCATCATGTGGTAGTAGGTGTTCGCTACATACGTTGTCGATGTTTCCGCCGTGGACGTGCTCCCGCTGTCGCCATTGACGGTCATGCTGATCTTGTCTGCCGTCTGCGCAAAGCCAACGTAAGCCTGTGGGCTATTCGACGCGGTACTTACCAAGGCGACGGCAGGTCGATTGCTGGTCGTGTTCGCGATGTACGCCAGCGCCTCAATTGTCATCGGCCAGTTTGTTACTGCAACGCCGGTATGGTAGTGCCCCTGCGTCGTTCCGTTGTACACCGCCGCCGTTATGCCTTCGTAGGTGGATGCCGCCGTCGTTGGGGTTGCTACCGCCGTCAGATCGCGGCCTGCGCCGGTCAAGTCTGAGAGCGTCATGCCCGGCATATACGCGCCTTCGTACTCGGAAAATACGGCATCGCGCCCATAGGTGGCAGATGTCGCGTGGTCGCTCGCCGCCGCGTTGCCATAGTACACATAGTAGTCGGTATCGGTGGAGATCGACACGTCCGCCAGTACGTTGGCGAGTATCAGCCCCGTGTGCGCCGTGGCGTCATGGGCGACAACATAGCGAGCGATCTCGGTGGTGCCATCCGACTGCGTGATACGAATATCGGCAGCGCCAGCCTTGGCATTGTCGAAGAAATCCAGATTGAGCCTGCTGGTATAGATGGGCAGCAGCGAAAACACCTCGTCAACTTTCGTGGCGTCAACGGTGATTTTCTGTCTGTACGTCCAGCTTGAGTTATACCAGCCCATGTGGACTCCTTAGCCGATTCGTTTTGCTAGGATCGTCTGGCCTGTCTTGAAGACATACCAGCTTGTGACAAGCACCTTCTCAGTCGGCGTGGTTGGGTCATCAATGTACCCATCCACGATCATGTGATCGTCCTCGTTCCGCTTGTTTGTGATCTTGAATCCGCCTTTGTTTACGGCGGCTTTTATTTCCGCGCCGGTGAACAGGAACGGCACCGGAACATCAAGCGCTTCTAGTACGGGACGAGGGATGCGTCCATGGTTGTAGAACGCGGCCTCTTCGGGCGTGTCGATATTCTCGACAAGCACTTCCTGCTCAGAGATTTCGATCTCCATCGCCGTGCGCTTCAGGAACGAAACCCGCGTCGTGGTGATGCTCGGAAACAGCGCGTGCTGGCGGCGGAAGCTGTCGTTCTCCGCCGCCCCATCCGTCGCTGCTGCCAGTTGGTCAATGAGTTCTTGCAGTGTCATCGTGCGTGTTCCTCAGGAGGCCGGTACGGTGATGGTCAGAGAAGACAGCCCAATAGACACACCAGACACAAAGGCAAGCGTCGGAAAGTTAATGTCAGCGCCGGACGTTCCAACAGCGCCAGTGATAACGTCGGCAGATCCAGAGGTCTGAATCGCGTAGGTGGCAGCAGTGCCAGTGGCAACGGCGGTGCCGGAAGTAATCGAATTGGCGGTAGCAGTGCCGGTGGATGCTGAACCAAAGGCGGTAGCGCCAAAGGTCATCGTCGCCAACAGCGTAGGCGCAGACGAGTAAATCTTGACGAAGCCGTTGTTGAGCGTATCAACAATAGCATCGCAAGCAACATTTCGATAGGTGGTAGCCAGAGTAGCCATTATTGTTTCCTTGTTAAATTGGGCTGGGGGCGAGGTGCGTCCACCTCACCCGCCAGCTACACTAAAGGGCTAAGACGGGGCAAAGCCCTTAGGAGTGATCCACGCCGACGCCATCAATCCAGCGCCATGCCTGCATGTTGACGTATTCAAGAGTTGACTCTTCAAGCCAACCCTCTTTCTTGCCGTCAACGAACACATACCCGTCTTCGTCGCCCGAACGGGGCTTGACGTACTTCAGGGGGCGGAACACCTTCTTGCGAAGGAAATTCGGCTCCGTCACGAACAGGCTGTTGTTGAATCCGCGAGTGGACATAGTGGGGCTGAGAACGATGTTCCAGTCCTGCGTAAGCCCAACGAGGGTGGCAATCTTGATGCCGAATTCGGTCTGGCGGGTTTCCAGCCGGAAGTATCCACGATCCTCTACGGCATCGTTGATGGCTTTCCAAGCGGCATTACCGGCAAACACCAGCTTCGTGGGCGATTCAGCATAGGTAGCCGCATCGTTTGCCACGTCCTTGATGAAGTTCAGGCCGTAGTTCAGCCACGAACCCGTGTAGCCAGAGGCATTGGGAGCGTAGATGATGTTGCTAGACTCGTTCTCGGACAGCGCCCAGTAAGCACCGCGCATGTGACGCTTGGGCTTTCCGTTGCTGCCGGTCTTCGTGGCGTAGTAGCCAAAAAGGTAGGCGAATTCCTGCTTCATCTTGAACCGGATCATCGCGTTCTTCTTGTCGCGAGCAACCTTGGTGCCGGAGATACGTTCAGACTCTTCCATCTCGGAACCGCTGTGTTCAATGGCTTCCATGAAGATTTGGGTCTGGTTGGTGTATTCCTGCGGGTCGAACGACACAGCGGCTGGAAGCTCACTGCCTTCAGCCTGAGCATCACCCATGAGCGCCCACTTGAGGGTGGCATACGCAAGGATGTTGCTGGTGTCGGCAAACAGAAGCTCACCGGCAAAGTAGCTGTTGGTATCGCTGTCAGAGTTGACGGCGGTAACGGCCACAATGCGAAGGTTGTTGTCGGTCGTGTTGGAGATAACAACGTTATCGCCAGTGCGCATCTGGGCGGCGTGCTGCGCAGTTACCTTGAAGTACAGCACATCGCCAGCAACGCCACCGGAGCTATACGCCGTTGCCAGAGAGGCATTTGTGTACACATCGGTCACGTCGCCGTAGTACGCATTGTAGGCTTCCTGCCACCAATGGTGTTTACGGGAGTCAATCTTCCCGCCACCGGCGTTCTTCGCCATGTTGTCCAAGATGGTCATCATGGGGAATCGTTCGTAGGGCAGGATCCGATGGACATTCGGGTTCCAACTTTCCGGGTGGATGTTGGCAACACGGTCGCCCGTCCCGATCATACCCTGTACAAAGGTATTGGTAGGGGGCATTGAGATACTCCTTTTGGCCCGCCTCCCGTAGAGTATCCACTACCTACGGGACTTGCGTCCGTTAAACTACTTTGACGTATTCGATGTAAACTCGACCAACAAGGCCGGTTACGGTACCCGACGCAACACTTGCAGTGATGTAGTCATTGGAACCGCCAGCGGCATCGACTCGACGCGGAACTGAAGCGCGAGCCAAACCAGCAGCGGAAGCAACAGACTGACCACTAATCAGCGTTGAGGAGAGCGTGGTTCCGTCAGCAGCAACACCGAGCGATACGGCGCAAGCGCCAGCAGACTGCGTAGTCCATTCCAGAATTGCGTCCAGAACGATAATCGGTACTGACTCTGGGTTCTGCCAAGAGAAGATACCGCCAGCAGTAGCAGAGGCAACCATAGCTGCTTGATGAACACGAGGAACCTCTTTGGTTCCGATAGCGACTGTTCCATCAAACACCACATCGCCGTCTACACTGACGTTAATCAGCTTTTGACGCAACTGACCCCAGATGCCACCAACGGCACCACTAATAGGTGAACTTGCCATTTAATCACCTCCTTTCAAGTGGTAAATCATCAGGTGGTCTGCTCAGCGAGTTCGACCCATTCGACGCCAGCGACGTTCAGCATGAGCTTATAGTCGGTCGCGGCAGTCAGATCGTCAACGGTGAACTTCGGCGTGGCAAGCATTCCGCCTACCGGAGTGGCAACCGTAACGGCACCACCCGTACCGTAACCCTTGATGTAAATCAGGGCACCAGCACACGTAGACACGGGAGGCAGCGTAACCGTGAAGGTAGCACTGCAATCCACAAGCACAACGCGATCATCGGGCGTCAGGGTCGTGGTAGCAGCAATCTTGCGATAGCCAGTCGAACCAGCACCTACAGCCAGATTACGTCCAGTTTGATTCTGTTCCATTTACTTCACCTCCTTTGTCCTGTGTGTTAGAACGCGCCAATTGCCCGCATGAGGTCACTAGAAGGTGACTGCGGAAGCGCGTACATATCGTTGAAAGCCTCAGTGGTCGGGTCCACCTTAGGCTTCGGCTGACCAGCATGGGAGGAACGGGTACCGCCTTTCGGGGCAAACCGTCCTCGTACATCCTTGCGAGTTCCGCTCTTCTCGATGGCGGACTACACGTTCAAGACGTACTCAAGGTTCTTCTCAGTGCTCACGAAGAGGTCATCAAAGGAAGCGTTAGGCGTCTCCCTCTGTGCCTTCTGGAGCGCCTTCACAACAAGCTGCGGGTACTGCTTCATGGCAGGATGCTTCTCGAAGAAGTCAGCCTCAAAGCGATTGGCGGCAGCGGTAATAGCAACCTGATTGGCGATAACCGGAGCCATAGCCTGAAGCGTCTGCTGCTGAATCTGAGACGCGAACTGGCCCATGTACTGGTTGAACGCATCGGGATCCGTGACGATATTCGAGAAGGTTTCCCAGTCAGGCGCTGCAACGGCAAGCGGAGCCACTACGGGCTGCTGAGCAAGCGCTGGAGCCTCTTGAATCTCTTCGGCCTTGGGTGCAGGAGCCACCGTATCGCCAAGTTCGGCAGCGGCTTCACCCTCAAGCTGAGCGAGAAGCGTTTCGTACTGCGCCTTGGTCAGGACAACCTCTTCCTCTTTGGGGGCCTTTTCCTGCTGTGCAACGGCACCAACGGCCTCTTCGATGCTCAGTCCAAGGTCGGAGTCATCGTATGTGCCACTGTCAATATCGTCCATCTGCGCAATGGATTCAGGGTCAATAGAGATTGCTTCGGAAAGCGCCTCTTCAACCGGGGATTCAGTGATTCCACCACCTAGGGCGTCATCCACTGTAGCTCCCTTGTTTGCGATAGTCTCGTCAGACATTTCAGGTTTCCTTTAAGTTTTCATAGGTTTCAACGAAAGCATCCATCGCCGCATAGCGTTCCTCTTTCGTGTCATCATTGGCATCGGAACCACTAACCGCTACGATTCCGAGAATATCTTCAAGTGCCTTTACTCGGCCCCTTACTTCACAGGTCTTTCCATGGTCGGAGCAGTTATGGACAAGCTCTATGTAAGCAGCCTCCAGAACCGAATAGAGCGACTGAACCATCCGAAGATAGGATGAATTGCTCTTGAGTTCTTCCCAGTCTGCCTTCGTGGCAAAGATGCTGGAAAGTCCGTTAAACTCTCTCAGGTCTACTCTCTTCATTGCGGACCCATCTCGCTCATTGGAACCATGTTCCCGGCCTGAACCTGCTGCTGAAGCTGCTGGTCTGGCATTACCTGCGGCTGAACATTAGCGCCGCCCTGCTGGATAAACTCGTTCAAGTCACCGGCACCGGCAATTCTTGCCCAGTGCTGGAAGATTCCCATCACGTCAGAACGACCGACCAATTCTTGCGCAACCCCATCGACACCCATCATGGTTTGAAGAATCTGGGTCCACGCCTGAACATTCTCGTTATTCGGGAGAGCGCCGTCGTGAGGCTCTACGTCGAAATAAGGAGACAGGTCGAATGGAGTTACGGGTATGTCGCCCATCGTGCCTTGCGGGACACCGTAGGCCGTTCTAAGCTGCTGCTCGTAGCGTCCCGTAACGTCTGCATACACCGTCTGGTCCATAAACTGGATGGTGTTGTAGGCGTGCATCCAAGCAAGGTCATCCATGGCCTGAACGCCAATGATATTGGCAATACGCTGGAGACGGCTTAATGCACCTGATTTTGCAGCATCAATACCGGCTGCGGTTGGGCGCTCTGGCATGGCGGAAAGATTGCCCATGGCAATATCCGTAGTGCCGTTCGCTTGGCGCAGAAGGTCAATCATAATCCCGGCATCGTTCATGTGGTTGACCGTAACGTCCTGAACCTGCAACTGCTGCACGTAGGAGTTAATGGGTTCCCCATTGAACGAGGAGCGCTTGAGTCGAATCACCTTCCCCGGCTCAGGATTCAGAATATCCTTCATCTCAACACGGGCAGGGTCAACGATAAGCTCGTTGTTGAGACACTTTCTTACGTTCGCAATGCGCGAGGTAGTAAGCCAGTCAATCGTCTGTTGCAAGCCGTAAGTGGTCGCCAGATAAGACACCGGCAGAACAGCATGGCCGTCAGTATTAGGAGCACAAAGGATAACTGGATACATACCGTGGTCGAGGTCCAGACGGTCGGCTTGGATAATGACGTTATCCCCTGCCACGGTGAACTGCCAGATTTCCGGTGTTTCTTCATCGCCAAGATTCCATTCTTTTGGAATGAGCGTGATGTACATGTGAATGAGATGCACCGGATTGGTTGACTTCAGGCCGTCTTCAACGTCTATATCGGTGTTCTTCTGGCGCGTATCTCTTCCAGACTCTTCATCGAAGTACCGGCTGAAAACCGCGTTACGCTCGCCAAGCATACGTACAGCTTTGACGTTGAACATGCGCTCTTCTGGGTCGGCCTCACGACGCATAAGATCAAACATCGAGGTCTTTGCCATCCACCCGATAAACTCAGCGTCCTGATAGTCGTTCGGCGTGCAGTTCGGGTCCAGAAGCAGATGGTATGGGTCGATGTTGTCAAGGCGAGTACCCTCGTAGGCCACATCGTCTTCAAGGTAGCGAATAATGTCGCCCATCTTGGAGCTATACGGAGTGCCTTTCAGGGCCTCTTGCAGGAGATCGTCAACCTCAGTGGTGATGGTCCGCTTGACTCTATGCTTTGCCCAACGGGTATGCGCTGCGCCAACGCCATAGGTAAGGCCATCAGACCAAAGCGTATTCAGCTTCAGTATTTCCTTGAACCATTGACACTGCTTGGCAATAACGCGCTCCAGCAGCATCGTAGCTACTCTGGAGTCGCCATGGCCGCGATAGCGATGTATAGGATTCTGGATGAAGGCAGAGTGCAGGTAGGTCAGGAAAGTCTCTCTGGAGGCGAATGTCATCGGAACAACAACAGATACAGGCTTGCGCCAGTCCTTCGTCTTCGTGATGCTTTCCGCTTCGTCCAGAGGCACATAGGCGTTGAGTGACCAGTCCAGCTTCTTCCACTCGGGTTTCATGCCATCCAGAACGCGCTTGGAATTCTCAGCAGACTCAAGTATTTTCCAGAGAAGGTTCTTGTGAAGTTCGCTCTTCGGGTGCAGGTCAAGACCGCGAGGATACTCATAGTCGAGATCCATGTTAAACAGGTCTTGTTTCTCTTGAGCGCTCAGTGGCCGCTTTTCATCTTGGCTCATATGTATCTCCACGCTCCAGATTCAATCTCACGGCCAAGTTCATCCCAGTCATAGTCGGCCTCGAAGGATTCCGTCTTCTCGAATGGGTTATCAGAAACCTCAGACTCGAAATAGCGTCCGCCAATAGAGAGCAACTTGGGTATATGTCCAGCACAATCGAGAACGTCCCACTTGGCGCTTTTAGGGTATGACAAGCACTGAGACTCCAGAATCCCCTTACGAAGGCTTACGTCGTGATATACAAGCCCTTTCTGGTAATAGGGGAGAATCATGGAGGCGCGTGCTCGTTTAGCCTTATCGGAGCCACTACCAAAGTCACCCTTCGGAAGTTGCCGTGCGTCGAGCCAGACGAAATTGATTTGCTTCAAGTTTCTAGAAAGGGCCTCTGTGACGAACAAGTGTTTTGCCACGTCTTCGAGGCCCGTTATTTCTACAGCGATGGTGGTGCTGTTGTACTCCAAAGCCATGCTGATAGCGCGTTCAAGCATCTCCATCGTAGAAAGCCGTTCATTGACTTCCTTTCGGATGTGTATCTTGCGCGACTTATAATCAATTCCAACGGCAATCATACCCGTAGGACACGACTTTGGATTGGAGGTCTTGGCGGGGTCGATAACGATAAATCGCTCAACATCATCGCCTTGATTTAATCCAAGCATCGAGCGCGAATCGTTTACCGTATTCTCGTCGTAATACTTGAACATCTCCCGAGTCCAGCAAGCGCTTTCTGTGGACATTGGAGAACAAAGCATTTCTTGACAGTAGGCATCGAGTTGATTTCTGTCCTTAGCTGCCTTGTATGAGAACCGCACCTGTTCATGGGACACGATTTCCGGCACAAGTGAATACATACGCTTGTGACCGTCGCTGTCAATCCTGAATTCAGCTTGCGGAAAGTTCCTGTGGTGCCACTCTGAATCAGCCATAATGTCAGCCATGTTGGCTGCTTCATGCTTCAGCGTATCCGTGTAGATAATTCGCCAATAGGGCTTCCAGTTGTGGTCGTTAAACTTTCTGTCCCAAAGATTTGTCTTCGGGTTTGGTCTGTTGCCATCAACGCAGTTTAGAAGCGAGTTGTTGAACCATACGCTAAACTTGCGCCGAAGCTCTTCGTTCAGAATCGCCTCATCATCTTCAATGTCATCAATAAAGATAAAGTCAGGGCGCTGTGTCTTTCCATTAATCTTGGCTCTGGCACCACGCACACGCTGCCCAGCACCCTTCGGATGCACAACGCAAATGGACTTATTCTTCTCTTTCGGGTCAATCAGGAAGTAGGTCTTCTTGCTGAACCCAAGCGGAATCTCGGCTCTGGAGTCTGGCTTGAACCACCCAAACACTTCACGGATTGCAGCATTACCAAGCAGTTCCGTCTTGATATTCTCAGAGGCTTCGGCAGCAGCGTCTTCCGTAGCGCCTACGGTCATGATGTGAGAGGACTGCCGGAACACCACGTTCTTAATCATCTTGGCTTCTGCCATGGATGATTTACCGAAACCGCGCCAGCAGCAAGCAGCCACCTTTGGAAGAGTATCGTCATCGAACAACGACCATACTTCCTTGTGCTGGTAGGTCATTGCGCGACTGAAGGTTTCCGGCAGGAACGTCTTGGCAAAGTGCTCCGTAGACATGAAGGAATTAAGCAGCGTATCCTTTAGCCACGAATCTTCCGTGTCTATCGCTGTAAGCTCGCGGATTCCGCTATGTCTCCAGTCAGTGTCCAATAATTAGCTCACGTATGCCTTGAATGTTCCGCTCTTGATGTTTCCGCCATTCGCAATGACAATCTTGATTCTGTCATTGGCAAGCAGAATTCGGTCTTCAACAGGCTCTCCAACCGCAGCGTAAAGCGATGCAACACCAACACCGTCATGGGTAGGCGTGCGAGGTGCCTTGACGGCTGAAGCGTTCTGGTCAACCTGCGTCCAAATGTTTTCCCCGGTAGATTCAAGCGTAATCGTGAAGTCAACACCAGCGGCAAAGTCTACCAGCGTGTACACGATACGATTCAGGAACCCAGTGAACGGGCCAAGGTATTCGGTCGCTGCACCACCGGCTGTAGTTACAACCGTACACTGAGCGGCACAAGGCCCTCTTACGCCATCATCACCGGTCCAAGTCTGTGCTACTGCCATTTAAGTTCTCCTACGTGCCACGAGTCAGAAGAGTTATCTTCGCTCCGTTTGTGGTACATGGTTCAGTGGTAAGATCCGTTCCCTGCAAAGTATTTCCAGCGGAACCAGCAGCAATAATCTCTATGCTGTCATTTGACGTTGTTCCGGTGATCAGAATCCTGTCACCAGTTGCAACGACGAGGCCAGCACTATCTTCAACGGCACTGGTTCGCATGATATTAATTTCATCAAGGGTGCCATCAATATCAAACTGGGTTACTCCACGCTTTCCAATTTCCCATTCGTATTTGAACACGAATCCATATTGATTAATCATGTCCAAAAGTTCGTCTTTGGCAAGCGTTGCAAGCGCCTCCGCCTCCGTGAGTCTTGACTTAACGCCATCCCACATTAAGTTGAAGTCGCCGTAATTGTCCGTGCCATTCTCAGACTTGAAATATCTCTCGGTAGAGACACAAATCTTGATGCACTGGTCAATCAGCGTCTTTATATTCTTCAGGGTCGAAACTCGTTCCTGAGTGCTTTTAATGTCACGTAGCGCCATTAGTCTTTAACCTTGCGGTGTCCTTCGTTGAAGCCCTCAAGAGAAGCTATTCGGTGCAGTATTTCATCAAGTCGGGCATGAACACGCTCTATCGCATTGTTGTACTTGTCCATAGCCTTCTCGGTCTGAGACACAAAGAATTCAGTTTTCTCTATTCTGGACACCGCCGCCGACAATGAATCCTTGAGTTTTTCAAGATCATTTGCTGGCACGCTCTCCCATTTTACGGATCGCTTCTTATTAATTCCGATAATCGTCCCCGCGCCACTCACGATTCCAACGACGGCAGTACACACGTATGTGGCCGATTGACCAACATATTCCCAAAAACCTGTGTCGTGAATATCTGGCACGTAATCACCAGTTCTTCAGCATATTCCGCACACCCGTAATCACAGGCGGCGTAAGTGTTGCGGCGAAGACCACCCATTGAAGAGGGCCATCACCGGCGTCTGGAAATGCGATGGTAGCCAAGCCCCCAGACGCAAGAACGCCCGTAGACTTAGCTACCTTCCACAAGGTCTTCGCAAGGCTGTATGCCTTTGGCTTGTATGAACCACCCATCAGGCCAGCCCAATCTCAGTCAGGAACTCGAAAATCTCACCAAGCAGCCAGTTGATATAGGCGCTAATCTCGGCAAACAGCGTTGCAATGTCCATGTCATTCTCCAAGGTTATTTCTTTTTGCCACCGGTACCCATGCCTTTGCCCTTACCTTTTCCTTTACACGCCATCTGGATCACCTCCTTTCAAATCGCCCAACGAGCGCGTCCAGAACGAACGTCTACGTGGGTGAATGTTGAATAGGTTCCGATTCCGCCATTCCAAAACTCTGGCACGCTGTCTGCAATACCGGCAACTACGCCGGGAGACAGGCCCTTCACGACAATATCAGCCGCACGCCCAAGCATGTGCTGGCTATTCGGAGAGGAACCGCTTAGAGAGGCATTGTGAGCCTTGCAGCGGCATCCCGAGTTTACGTGAATGGGGGCGTTGATAATCTGCCGAAGATGCTCCAGTCCAACCAGAAGGCGACTGTCAACTTCGCAGAATCCGCAACCACACTTGCACTCGAATTCTTGCTTGGTGAAATGTTCGCTGAGTTTGTCGCTCATTCCACGACCTCCGCAGCTTCAGGGGGAAGAGAATGGAGTGATACACTCTCTTCCCCCACGGCGCATGGGATGCTTTCCAGTGGAGCGGGAAGGTCTATAATCTCGGCGTTTGTAAGCAGGGCACGGCGTCGAAGTTCATCTAGGGCATCGGAATCCAGCCCAATCTTCGTTTCCATCTTCTGCTTACTCGCCTTGATGAAGGTACTGTCAGGGTGTCGGTCCATAACGGCAGAGGCTACCCGTACCTTCAAATCCATGGATACCTTGGGATCGTCATCGGGTGCCTGAAGAACCTTTTCGTAGGTCTTAATGGCGCGGCCCATGAGAAAGTCGAAGTTCTCTTTCCAGCCCATACAGGTCTTACGGGAAAGTTCGGCAAGATGTGTAATCATCTCGTCAGTCTTCGGATCCTTTGCGAGCTTACGAACAGTCATCTCGGTAAGGTCAATATGGTCCGCAATCTCGGGAGGAGTGAAACCATAAGCGAGGAGGGTGGCGACACGGCGCTGATTTGCCGACATTGGCGATAGCTTAAATGTCGGGTGGTCTGTATCTATGTCAACCAAAGCGTTCATTCGTATTCCAACGAAAACAAACACAAAGTATCGAATAACGACGTAAACGAATCCACCAAGACTTTAGCATGTTGAGATCGAATTGTCAATAGCAATGGGGCTTGACCTTTACGGTCAAAAGTCGTAGAATTAGATAAAGAAAGGAGGCGCATATGCGTTTCATGACAGAAGCAAAGACAGCAGACTACATCGGAATTCCACGGCTCACGCTCAAAGCGATGAGAAGGAAAGGAGCAATTGACGGTTCATTCCCAATCCCATACTATCGAATTGGTGTCCGGCCAATGTATCTTGTCGAAGAGGTAGACAAGTTCTTGGAGAACGCAAGAATGGATGCCTACCAGAAAGAGGAACCGAAGAAATGAGGCTCACAGAACACTTCGCGTCAATTGGCGCACCTATGTATTACTTCCCGAAACTTAAAAAAATAACAGGGAGCAATACCTCTGCGATATTCCTCGTTAACTTGTTGTCTTGGACTGGGCACGAAAAATCTCAAGACGGCTGGATTTACAAGTCCGTAGATGACATTGACGAAGAGACTGGCCTTTCATATGAGGAGCAGAAGACCGCACGCAATAGGCTTAAAAAGCTGAATTTCATCGAAGAGAACTATCGCAGACTAGACCATTTGATGTATTTTCGCGTCAACATGGAGGAAGTTAACGATGCGTGGGAGGCGATGCTAAGTCGCAGTAAGTCAGACAATCTCCCCATCGAGGCATTGCCATGTTCGGGAACTGGTGGTTTCCATGATGGACCATCGAGCCAATGCCACGTTCGTACTATATGTACAGATAATACATCATTATCTACAGACAAGAAGAAAAAACCTGCTTTGAAAGAAAAGCACTCAGAAGAAATTATGCGGATAGTATCCAAGTACAACGAAGTTGCCAAGAAGCGTGATTGGTTCCTGCTCACCAAGATTCCCATGAGGGGTCAGATATACGACCTACTTGTGAAGCGCTCGCAGGACAAAGACTTCATGGATGGACTTGAAACCTTCTGCGATAAGGCATCTCGCCTTGATTGGGTAGACGCGGCTCGAATTGCTTGGTTTCTTCGTCGCAACACGTTTGACAAGGTTATGTCTGGCGAGTGGACCTCAAGAGATTCATCAAGCTACGAAAACCAACAAAAACCGACAGATGGTAAGAAACTGATGCCTTGGGACATTGTGAAGCCGGATCCCGGCAGAATTGTCCCGCAATGGGAGAAGGCCAATGGTTGAGCGAGTGAGTGACATTCTGAAGCGCATGTACCCTGAGTTGTACGTTACGAAAGAGGGCCAGACGAATGGCCGCTAGGGATCTTCCGAGCAACGTGGAGGCGGAGGCGAAGGTCGTTGGAGCCATGTTCGACTACGACGATGACAATCTTGCTCTGGTCCTGACCCATTTGGGGGAGAGTTCCGAGCCTTTTTTCAACCCTCAGTACGGCATCTGGTACGACGCCATGGTGAAGATGTACCGGAATGGAGACCGGATACGTCCCGAGAGCGTGAAGTTGTACATGGAGCACATGAAGATTTGGGAGTCTTCAGGCGGGATGGCGATGATGTCGCATCTCATGAGCGAGGCCACGATTTCGGAGTACATCGAGACGTATTCCAAGATGATTCTGGATTGCCACTCCAGAAGATGCCTCATACAGGCTTGTAAAAGGGCCGGGGCTGCCCTGTACGACGCGAACGTGCCTCTGGAGGACATTCGTGCCACCTTGGAGTCGAACGTCTTTAAAACGGCTTCCAGCGCGTTATCGAACAAGTGGGAATCCGCCGAGGACTTGGTGGACGTGGAGTTCTCCAGAATCGAATCCATATCCGAGGGCAAGAAGGGCGAGGGAATCAGGACCGGATTTGAGACCATTGACAGCCTCATGCTCGCCATGAAACCCGCAGATTACATTCTCCTTGCTGCATGTCCCAGTGTAGGCAAGACCACCCTTGCCATGAACATTGCCCGCAACGTCGCAAAAGAAGGTCATGGTGTACTCATCATGTCCATGGAAATGACCAAGAGCGCTATCATGAACAAGCTACTCGGGATGGAGGCCGACGTTGACTTGGTGAGCGCAGAGCGTAATATGTACCTGTCCGAATCTGACCGGAAGCGCCTGAACGAGGCAAAAACGACCATCAAGGGCATGAACATGATGGTTGACGATGAATCTGGCCTTACGCCGAGCAAGCTGCGCACTAAAATCAAGGCGTGCATGACGAAGAACAAGGTGGACCTCATCGTCATTGACTACATCGGCAGACTTCACTTACCAAAAGCTGAGTCTGAAACCGTAGCCATAACCCGTATCTCCGCTGAAATCAAGGACATAGCAAAGGACTTGAACGTGCCTATACTGTGCCTGAGCCAGCTTAACCGAAAAGGAGCAGAAGAACGACCCAGAATGAGCCATCTCAGGCAGTCAGGCGCACTTGAACAGGACGCAGATACCATCATCCTCCTGTCCCGGTGCTCAAATCCTGAGTATATCCTTGCCGATATTGTGAAACAGCGCACTGGACCCACCGGAGAGGCCGTCATGTACTTCCAGAAGCAGACCCAACGCTTCTACGATACCGACTCACACGGCGACCCAATCATTGACTACAGCAAGTACACAAGCGAACAAGAACCGACACAAACATACGATAACATAGAGAATACCTACGAAGAGCACGACGAATTGTTTTAACACAACAACCATCGGAGATACAGTAAATGAACATCGCAGAAACCTTCAAGAAGTGTGTAGAGGACGAACTTAACTCCCAACTCAAGCGTCTCGGTATGGCCGACAACCAGATTGCCATCACAATCAAGACCATTTGCAGCAAGGACTTCATACAGCGCCTTGTGAACGTCAGTAGCGTTCAGGCGGATACACAGCCTTCCGAAGTGCCGAACTCTCCGTACAAGCCGCTCAGGGCCGCTGTGAAGTCAATCAAGCTGGAGCCGGGAAAGAAGGACTTCCAACTCGCCCTCGAAGTATTCTCTACCTCTGAATCGAGACTCTTCGCCGCAAACATGGGAAGCGGTATGGTCGATGTATACCCAGTCGCCGGAGAGTCCGAAGAAGACGGCCAGATGGACATTGAAGAGTACGCGAAGGAGGCGGACGAATGACCGAGGAACCCCTGTGGAAGTACGTCCAGGCGCACGAGGATCTGCTTGATATTGCCAAGCGCATTGTGGATGAATTAGGAAAGGAGAAATAATGTGGTGCATACTTCCAGAATCAAAACACTCCACCTCTTCGCCGGAGCCGGTGGCGGAATCCTTGCCGACCTCCTGCTCGGACATCAGCCCATTGGCGCAGTCGAAGTCGAAGCATATCCCAGAAAGGTTTTGCTTCAACGGCAGCTTGACGGATGCTTACCTGAATTCCCTATTTGGGACGATGTGCGAACATTCCGATCTGACAACCCAGACACAAGCGCCTACATCGACAGGCTTCGCGGAATCAGAAGCGAACTCGCCATCTGTGGCGGATTCCCCTGCCAGGACATCAGCGCCGCAGGAAAGGGTGCAGGTATCACCGGAGAGCGAAGTGGTCTTTGGAATGAAATGGCCCGCATTATCCGCGAGATACGACCGAGATACATCTTCGTGGAAAACTCTCCAATGCTTATTTCCAGAGGACTCCATGTCGTGCTCGGTGAAATTGCCGCGATGGGGTATGATGCAAAATGGGGAGTTGTCGGCGCTCACCATGCCGGAGGAAATCACAAACGCGACCGGATATGGATTCGGTGTGAGCTGGCCGACGCCGTGTGCGTCGGAATCAGTGGACAACGGTACCAATTGGGCGTCCCTGGCAGCAGTAGACAAGGGCGGCAGGATTGCCAGGCGAATGGCAACCCTTGGGATGCAGGAGACCCAGGAGACCAGCCACGCAGCTCTAAATCCCACGTGGGTAGAGTGGTTAATGGCGTGGCCTCTCGGGTGGACCGACTTAAGGCCATTGGAAACGGACAGGTTCCGTGCGTGGCTCAAATCGCATGGGGCATCCTAAATGTCAACTGAACCCCTGTGGAAGGAAGAGTACAACGAGAGAGCCGCTATCCTAGAATACGATGCAGGTTTCTCAAGGAACGAAGCAGAAGAAGAGGCAAAGCACGTCACAAGACTACAACGGACCATGTGGAGGAAAAAACATGAGCAAGTTCAGAATAAAAACGGATGAAGAGCAGACATGCTTCTATCTTGATTACTCGGGAGATGAGATAGTAATAACCGCTTGCACACCACAGCAGGACGGGATAATCGCAAGAATCAACGCAGTCACAGGCGCTCTGAAGCTCGACTCGTGGAGAGAAGAATGGTTTATTAAAACCGGAATCGACTACAAGAAACGAGAATCCGGTGGTGGATACGTATGGAACGTAGAAGAATAACCCAATAGAAAAGCCCCGGTAGTGGCGGAAGGTTCACTACCGGGGCAACGCTTGGACAACCCTTAACCAAGCGAATCTCTCGACGGGACTCGAACCCGCACCGGGTACTATTAATAACCCGAAGCCCAAAGGCTTATGTCTGCCAGTTACACCACGAGAGATTATTTCTAGCAGGAAAGGCACTGCCAGAGATTGGAATAAATTCAACTCCTAACCAAAAGTCTAGCACAACCAAACAACAACGTCAACCCAAAATCCCCAGAAAAAAATTGGGAAATTTAGGGAGGGGGAGTAAGTACTATCTGCTAGGACCGCGATCCCCCCTCACCCCGGCCTCGACCCCTGTTCGCATGTCGTGTATACCATG